TGGTGCAAGTTCCGGTGGGTCCGTCAACCAACTGATCGCCCTCGGAGCGATGAACGTCTATCTGACGCAGGATCCGACGATGACGTTTTGGCGAACGCGGTACGACAAGTACACGAACTTTGTCATGGAACCGATTGAGCAGGTGTTTAACACGCAGGTCGGGTTTGGGACAGAGTCGCAGTTGCAATTGCAAAAGACGGGTGATTTGGCGTACTTCCAACTTCTCCTGATCGATCTGCCGGCCATCACGACGTGTAAGTCGACGATGGCGATTTGCGGTGTTGGCTCTACGGCGTTCCCGTGTGCCGATCCATGCAATCCATGCAACGATCCCGAAGAACTGGAATGTGTGTGCCCAGTTCCGATTTCCGTCTTGCCGGAGGACGAGATCGCGCCGGTCGAATCGATCGGACTCGTGGACGAACTCGATACGTGCACGGGTCTGACGCGTCCTTGGGCGCACTGGACCAATGCCATTGGGCAGTTCATCCCGAAGCGTATCTGCCTGGTGATTGGTGGTCAACAGATCGATATCTTGTACAACGACTACCTGTTCATGTGGGAGGAACTGGCAGGTCAACCAGGTAAGCGTCTGACGGAAATGATTGGCAAGCGATTCACCCTTGCGCAGTTGGTGGCCGATTCGAAACGCCACCGCCGTTTATACGTCCCTCTGTACTGGTGGTACACCATGTGCCCAGGTAACGCTCTGGCTCTGATCTCGTTGCAATTTCATGGTGTGCAACTGAACTTTTGTTTCGAGACGCTCGAGCGGTGTGTGTCGGTGTCGGATTGTGATGTGACGGTCGTCAAGTGCTCGGACTGCACGCCTTTGGTGGCGGCGGATCTCGGAGCGCGTGTTGAGACCGAGTACGTGTATCTCGATATCGAAGAGCGCGATCGGTTTGCGACGTCGAGTTTTGAACAGTTGATCACGCAGGTGCAGGCTCTGTACTTCTGTGCGCAGACGTGCCAGGCGCGACTGCAACTTAACTTCAACCACCCGATCATCGAATTGATCTGGGCGGTGCGGCGACAATGCCAAGATCTGGCCAACAACCACTTCAACTACTCGGGTGTGTTTGGCCGTGACCCGATTACGCACGTGGCTCTCCGATTGAACAATCAACCGCGATTCTCGCCGCGTGAAGGTCGGTACTTCCGTCTCGTTGTGCCTTACGAGTTCCACACGGACATTCCGGAAGCCTTTGTGTACTGTTTCTCGTTTGCTTTGTACCCGGAGAACACCGAGCAACCGTCTGGCGCATGCAACTTTTCACGTATCGACACGGTCGAGCTCGTGTTTGAATTGCAACCGGAACTGCAGTCGGAAACGGTTATGTTTATTGTGTTTGGCCGCAACTGGAATATTTTCCGTTACCGCCAGGGTCTGGGTGGCCTCGCCTTTGCTTCTTAATTGTGGTATGTATGAAATGGCATGGATGTGTAACCTTGGGCGCTCGTATATAACATGGGACAGGGTTGTGGGAGTCCACTTTGCAAGTAAATTTTAATTTCAACATTCCTACGTTTACATTCCCTCAGTTCCGAGGCAAAGTCGGAAGGCAAGTCACAGTCGCGTCAGTTCACGTTGGGAGCATTGAGTCGTGACAATATTGCAAGCATTCGAAAGTTGGCACCACTCGTGCAATACAAATCGTCTGCCGTTCGATTGGGCACCACACGAAACATTGTGGAATGTCCAACGACATGGCATGAGGTAGAAGATGACCGAGACGTAAATGATCCGTTGCGTAAAAAGTGGTCAGTTTTCATAAACTATTCCCAAGATAACAACGAAAACGAAACAGTTTACCAGTCCAGTCAGAATGTCCGAGACAAAGTCAGAAGGCAAGTCACAGTCGCGTCAGTTCACGTTGCGAGCGTTGAGTCGCAAAAATATTGCAGACATTCAAAAGTTGGCACCGCTTATGCAATTCATCGAACCAAACATTGTGGAATGTCCAACGACATGGCGTGAAGAGGCAAATGGTATTGTAGATGACCAAGATGTGCAAATGATCCGTGGCGACGGAAGTGTTCGTCTGGCGGCGGAATTGGAGTTGGCAAAATTGAAGCATTCCAAAGATGAAGATTTCGATCGGCTTCTGTTCCTTGATGTTGAGACACATTTGTTTGTGTTGGAAAACAAGTGGCTTGAGTTTGTGGACTACAGTACCTTGCGCGTTCCCGTCGGATGGAAGATAGACAATGTGCGAGGACGCACAATTGTTCGCAACAAGGATGGTAAGTTCATGGCAAATCATTTTCGTGGCGCGGAGTGCTTTGACATTTTATGTAAGCTTTAATTCGTTGTTCGTGCCACCCCTCACGTACTTGTTTCGTAAAAGTTTCAAAAACAACATTCATGGATGAATCATTTCCGAAAACAGTCTACAAACCGTTTCACATTGTCGTGTCGACTGGAAAACACATCAAAGTGTACAATGATCAGTTCGAGCCCATTAATGCATGGGAGTGTTCCGGCAGAGTATACCAAACTCGGAATCGTCAATTTATCGGAGTGAATAACGTGGATCATGTGCATTGTCGCATTCGTATGTACAGTCCGCCGATACAACTGCAACA